CGCGAACATCGAACACGTTTTGGTCATGGTGCTGGACGACATCGGAACCAAGAGCCGCGCGCCTACGCTGCCCCCGACTTGGATCATGGAGACAAGCGAGGGTAACTACCAATGGGGCTACACGTTCCGCGAACAGCCGACCAAACACCAGTTCGCCGCTGCGATCATCGCCATCGCCGCTGCTGGATACACCGACCCCGGCGCGATCAACCCCGTGCGGAATTTTCGCATCCCCGGCTCAGTCAACCACAAGAATGGTTTTGAGTCCCGGCTGGTTGAGTTGCACAAGGAGCGCGAATACACCCTAGAAGAAATTTGCGAGGCGCTCGAAGTGACGCCCGCCGACCACGGCAACGGTAGCGTGCAGACCATCGCCGTTGACGCCGCCCCCGACGATGTGATCGAGTGGCTGTCGGAGCGGGGCGAGGTGCTGGAGCGCGGCAATAGCAGCGGATGGTGGGGCGTCAAGTGCCCCAACAGCCACGAGCACAGCGACGGCCAGATCGGCGCGCGTTATCTGCCTGTTTCGCGCGCGTTCGCTTGCTTCCACGGGCATTGTCAGGATTGGGGGTCAGAAGCGTTCCTTGCATGGGTCGCCGCAGAGGGTGGCCCTAAGCACGCCCACGGGTTTCGCGCTGAACTGATCGCCACCATCATGCAGGGCGTTGCGGCTAAATTGAACCCTACACCTGCGTTCCCTGACGCTGCCGCCGCGACGATCAAGGCGGTTGAGCAGCGCGAGCTAGGACGGATCGACAAGGCAGACTGGTGGGGCAAGTGGGCCTATGTGCAGGACGATGAGTCATTCTTCGATCTTGACGACCGCAGGCTAGTGTCCCGCTCGACCTTCAACGCCATTTATCGCCATGTGAACTGTATGTCGATCCACGGCAACAAGCCCCGCCGCGTCGAGGCGTCGATCTGCTTTGATGAAAACCGCCAAGCCAACGGCGCGCATTGCTTGTCAGGCGTCACCTATGCCGCTGGTGGTTCCACCTTGGTCACGCGCGAGGGGCTCGTTTACGGTAACCGCTGGCGCGACCACCGCCCCGAGCCGATACCCGGCGACCCTGGCCCGTGGCTGCGCCATGTCGCGCGGATGATCCCTGATGCAATGGAGCGCACGCACTTTTTATCTGCGCTGGCCCATAAGGTTCAGTTCCCTAGCATCAAGATCAATCACGCCGTCTTGCTAGGCGGCAACCACGGCTCCGGCAAGGATACCCTGATGGCCCCCTTCTTTTGGGCCATTGGCGGCGACACGAAGTCCAACTGTACGATGGTCAAGAACGAAGAACTAACCTCGCAATGGGGCTACGCCCTAGAGTGTGAAGTCATGGAAATCGCCGAGCTGCGCCAGTCCGACGCCAAGGACCGCCGCGCTATTGAAAACACCCTTAAACCTATCATCGCCGCGCCTCCTGAGCTGCTGCCCGTCAACCGTAAGGGTTTACACCCATACATGGCGCTCAACAGAATTTTTGTTGTCGCGTTCACCAACGAACGCGGGGCGATCAGTTTACCTAGTGAGGATCGCCGCTGGTTCGTCATCTGGTGCGAGGCCGATCGCCTGCCCGAAGCCGACGCTGGCGCGCTCTGGAACTGGTACACCCACCAGAACGGGTTTGGGGCCGTGGCCCATTACCTGATGACCTACGATGTCTCGGCCTGGTGCCCGACTGCGCCTCCGCCCATGACCGAGGCGAAAATGATCCTGATTGACGCTGCCATGTCGCCCGCAGAGGCTGCGCTCGTGTCGGCAATCCGTAACCGCGTCGGCGACTTCCGCGAGGGGGTCATCTGCGGCCCATTCCACGCCATCCTCGACCGCGTGCAGTTTCCCGCCCACGTCAAGACGCCGCCCCAAGCCGCGCTATTCCACGCGCTCAAGGAGGCTGGCTGGGTCGATATGGGCCGACTTCACTCGCGCGACTACAGCACGAAGAAACACATCTTCCGCGCGCCAGAACTGGCGGGGGTGTCTAAGTCTGACCTGCGCGTTATGGTTGAGACGAAAAAAAGCCCCGCGTGAGCGGGGCTTAAAGACGTAATAGCGTGGCTAGTATAGCGGCGATGATCGCCGCTAGTAACAGCGTCACACTTCCTCGACGCAGATTGGCTGCGTCGGGTCGTAGTGTGTCGTTAGCCGTTCGTTCAGCGGCGCGAACCGAGCAACGCAAGACGGCATAATTTTTTCGTTGAGCATTTCGTACTGGCGCACATACTCGCCCGTTGACGCTGCGCGCGTAGGGTACTGGCGCGCCATCTTGAGCCCTGGCGCGTCGGGCTTGAACTTCCGCCCCTTGCCCTTGGCTTTGATGCTGGCGCATAAGGCGCGCACGTTTTCGGGTTGCAGGGTGAACTCGGTATTGTCAATATGTAGTGTGGTCATGTTGTCCCCAAGGTTACGCTATTGATCCGGTACCCGGCGCGGGTCAGCTCGTCTATCTCATGTTGCCCGCGCCACGCTTCACAATCCGTGCGGCCTGACGCGCCGTCAACTTCCCAGCATATTCTGATGGTGTCGTGAGGCGAGCGGATAAACCCGGCAACGCGGAAAACGCCGCGGGTCGGCGTTGCTTCCGTAACGTCTAAACCTTCAATCGGTGCGTTTCTCATGGTCAAAACTCCGAACAATAGACTACTGACCCAGCTTGCGTGACGCCGAGAACGATGGTGTTTTCTTGCAGCCACTCCAAGACGCCACCTTCAATCGAATAGTTGCGGCGCACGTCTTCTTCTTCGTCTTCAGCGTAGGCGCAGCATAGTGCGATCACATCTAGCTCATGATCGGGGTCGACTTCTTCAAGGTGGCCGAATAGCATGCGTTTCGCTTCGTATGAAAACTGATCTTCGCGGCCGAGCGCGCGGAAGGCGTCGCAGAACCCGCCGAAGTTGATGGTTTGATACATGATTAAACCTTTCTAATTGGGTTGGTACGGGGAGAGAAACGAGACAGCGCGAAATGCGCTTTCGGCTCATCGGACTGAAACAGCGCCAGCCATTGTTCGGCGGTGGCGGCGTCGCACACGCGCTCTACGCGCCAACAGCCAGTAATGGGGTTAAAGCGCCAGATATTCATTTTTTACCTTTCAGAACGAGAAGAAATAGACCGACGACGACCAGCGCCAGGGGGACGAGGAACGGGGCCAGCTCAAAGCCGTTCATGCTGCGATCCGCTCATGTGTCAGGTACAGACCGATCAGGCCGACCTCTTGCAACAAGAATTCGACTGACTTCTTTTCGACCGGACCTTGCGCGGCGTGGAAACGATCAATCAGGGTTGACTCGAACGAGTTAAGCGCTTCGGCGATGAGGTTGACTTCGGCGCGGGTGAGTTGATAGGTGTTCATATGATCCTTTTGTGGGTTGGGAGCCTAAATCATAAAACAATGTTTTACAAAACACAACTTAGGACAAACCCGATGATGATGGGCGGCGGTGGGTGGCGCGGTGGGCGTGGTTTGGGTGGGGTGATTTGGCTGTCTACGCCCCGTGTGGGTAGTTTGGGTAGTGGTTTGTATTTTCTGAAATAGAAAGTTATATTTCATAATGTGGAACGTAGCGTCATGGCGGCGCTGGCGGCAGCCACCGACTTGGAAAACTGCTGCCCAAAGCACCCACACTCTAAAGCCTTGATTTATATGAGCTTTTCGGCATTTAGGCCAACCCACGCACCACCCACGCGAATGACCCACAAATCGGCAAGCGCTCACGCCGGATAGCAGAACGGATGATCGACTTGCGTGGGTGCTACCCAAACTGCCCACAAACAGAACGGATTATCGACTTGCGTGGGTGCTACCCAAACTGCCCACAAACCTGACGTGTAACCGCATGTAACGGGCTGCCGCCTGCTGCCTGCTGCCTGCTGGTGGGTGCTACCCACATTACCCACAGCGGCGAGGGGGAGGGGGCAGGGCCGACGCAAAAGGCCAGCGGCTACGGAGCGTACGCAAACAATTTTTATTTTTTTGGTATAGTGCAACCATATGGTGTACCATAAGGGAATGGAACATCTCAAAACGCACTTGCACTACGACCCTAATACGGGCCTGTTTACCTGGTTGCAACCTACAAGCAATCGGGTAAAAGCTGGCGCGCAAGCAGGCAAATTGCGAAAAGATGGCTATGTATCAATAGGTCTTAACGGGCGACAAATTTTGGCGCACAGGCTTGCTTGGTTGTACACACATGGAAACTGGCCCGCAAAGGAAATAGATCACATAAACCGCAACCGGCAAGACAACCGGATAGACAATTTAAGGGATGTAACGCGAAGCGAAAACGCGCTCAACATAGGTCCGCACGCAGATGGCTCTAGCGGGTCTAGAGGGGTGTCATGGGACAAAATTCGCAAAGGTTGGCGTGTTCAGTTAAGAATCAAGGGAAAACAAACGTATGTGGGCGTCTTTAAAAACATAGATGAAGCAATTTTAGCGTACGAAAAAGTCAAATGAGTTTCCAATCTTTACCGTACGAACCCCGGCGCGTGCAAGCCACAGAGGCGCGTCTGGAACGCATCTACGCTGCTGCAAAGCGCGGCCTCAAAGGCGACTCGCTGGCGCTATCTGCTGGACTGCTGCCGCAAGAGTTCAATCAGATCGCCCAGCTAGACCCGCTGGTTAATCTGGCCGCGCAAAAAGGACGCGCCGACGCCGAACGCGAAATGTCGGATGTGCTGCACACGGCGGCGTTGTCAGGCGACGCTAAGATGGCGTTGGAGATATTGAAGCATCAGCACGGATGGGTCGCCAAGCAACAGATCGAAGTCAATCAGGTTATTTCGATTACCGCCGCGCTTCAAGAAGCAGAGCAGCGGGTAATTAACATGGGCGAAATCAATGCAGACGACGATCTATTCAGCGACGGACGAACAAGCCTTAATGGCGAGGCTGTGGACGCCAGCTATAAAGAATGATCCGCTGGCGTTTGTAACGCTGGTATTTCCGTGGGGGAAAGCCGGTACGCCGCTAGAACACTTCACCGGCCCGCGCAAGTGGCAGCGGGAAGTGCTGTCGGCGCTTAAAGAACACATTAAGCAGAACAACGGCAAGGTTGACTACGACACTTTGAGGCTGGCGGTGGCGTCAGGGCGCGGTATCGGCAAGTCGGCGCTAGTCAGTTGGCTGACGATCTGGATGTTGTCCACGCGGATCGGCTCGACGACCATCATCTCAGCGAATTCCGAGTCCCAACTCAGATCAGTTACCTGGGCCGAGATTACCAAGTGGCTGGCGATGTCGCTCAACAGCCATTGGTTCGAGGTCAGCGCCACTAGGCTGATGCCAGCCAAGTGGCTGACTGAACTGGTCGAGCGTGACTTGAAGAAGGGCACGCGCTACTGGGGCGTCGAGGGCCGGCTGTGGTCGGCTGAGAATCCTGACGCCTACGCGGGCGTACACAACTACGACGGCGTGATGGTGATCTTCGACGAGGCCAGCGGCATCGAGGAGTCGATCTGGGCGGTAACGGGTGGCTTCTTCACCGAGAACACACCCAACAGGTTCTGGCTGGCGTTCAGCAACCCGCGCCGCAACACGGGGTACTTCTACGAAGCGTTCAACAGCAAGCGGGAGTTCTGGCACGGCAAGCAAGTAGACGCGCGCACGGTCGAGGGGACGGACAAGCAGGTCTACGAGCAGATCATCGCGGAGTACGGGCCGGACTCGTACCAGGCGCACGTTGAGGTGTACGGGTCGTTCCCTAACGCCAGCGACGACCAGTTTATCGGGTCTGACATAGTGGACGAAGCAATGGTGCGGGAGAAGTACAAGGACGCATCAGCGCCCATCATCGTCGGCGTAGACCCGGCGCGGTTCGGCGCTGACTCGACGGTAATCGCCATCCGGCAGGGCCGGGACATCGTGACGATCAAGCGGTACAAGGGCGACGACACCATGACGGTGGTCGGTCATGTGATCGACGTAATCGAGGAGTACAAGCCAGCCCTAGTCGTCATCGACGAAGGCGGTCTGGGTGCTGGCATTGTGGACAGGCTGAAGGAGCAGCGGTACAAGATCAAGGGCGTCAACTTTGGCAACAAGGCGAAAAACCCTATCATGTACGGCAATATGAGGGCGCAGATGTGGGGGGAAATGCGTGAATGGCTGAAGTCGGCCAGCATACCCAAGGACAAGTTCTTGAAAACCGACTTGATTTCGCCTATGATGAAACCGGACTCGCGGGGTACAATCTTTCTGGAGAGCAAGAAAGAGATGAAATCGAGAGGCCTTGCCTCGCCCGACGCAGCGGATGCGCTGGCCGTGACGTTCGCGTTTCCTGTCGCGCACCGTGAGTACAAGGAACCAGCGCGGCGGGTTAACGCGCAGGGCAACAGCGTGAGTACATCTTGGATGGGGTCTTGATGAAAGACGACGGGATCATTGCAGCGAAGGCTGTAGCCAGCGGGAACGAAGACTTGCTGTCAACGGCACGCAGTCGGCTGGACATGGCTATGTCGGCGCTGTCTGAATCCCGCGAGGATGAGATTGACGATCTGCGGTTCTACGCAGGATCGCCTGACAATCATTGGCAATGGCCTGCTGACGTTTTGGCGACTCGCGGCGCGGTGCAGGGGCAGACGATCAACGCACGTCCGTGCCTGACGATCAACAAGCTGCCGCAGCACGTTAAACAGGTGACCAACGACCAGCGCCAAAACAGGCCAGCGGCGAAGGTCATCCCGGTGGACGACAACGCCGACATCGAGGTGGCCGACATCTTCAACGGCATGATTCGGCACATTGAGTACATCAGCGACGCTGACGTAGCCTACGACACGGCGTGTGAAAACCAAGTGGCGTATGGTGAGGGCTACATTCGACTGCTGACCGAATACTGCGACGACAACACGTTTGAGCAGGACATCAAGATCGGGCGGGTGCGTAACTCGTTTTCGGTCTACATGGATCCAATGATCCAAGACCCGACCGGCGCGGATGCCAAGTATTGCTTTATCACGCAAGACCTGACCCGCGAGGAGTACGAGCGGATGTATCCCAACGCAGCGCCTGTGACGACGCTGCAATCGTTGGGCGTTGGCGATCAGTCCATCAGCAACTGGTTGAACGAAGACACCGTGCGGGTGGCGGACTACTACTATGTGGACTATGACCGCGCTACGCTGAATTTGTACCCAGGCAACCAGACGGCGTTTGCCAATACTCCGGAAGACAAGCAACTCAAGATGTTTTTTGGCAAGCCTATTCGCTCACGCGAGTCAGACAGGCCAAAAATCAAGTATTGCAAGATTAACGGCTACGAAGTCTTGGAGCAACACGATTGGGCCGGTAAGTGTATTCCGGTCATTCGGGTGGTTGGCAACGAATATGAGGTGGACGGGCGTCTGTATGTGAGCGGATTGGTGCGAAACGCCAAGGACGCACAGCGGATGTACAACTATTGGGTCAGCCAAGAGGCAGAAATGCTGGCTTTGGCCCCAAAAGCGCCGTTTATCGGCTATGGCGGGCAGTTTGAGGGGTACGAAACCCAATGGAAAACCGCCAACACGCAAAACTGGCCGTATTTGGAGGTCAACCCTGACGTAACAGACGGTCAGGGCGCTACTTTGCCGCTTCCGCAGCGTGCCCAGCCGCCTATGGCGTCATCGGGGCTGTTGCAAGCCAAGGCAGGCGCGTCAGAAGACATCAAATCGACCACCGGGCAGTACAACGCCTCGTTGGGGATGGGGTCGAACGAGCGGTCTGGCAAAGCAATTTTGGCCCGCCAGCGTGAGGGTGACGTTGGGACGTATCACTACGGCGACAACTTGGCCCGCAGCGTGCGAAACGTCGCTCGGCAACTGGTGGACTTGATCCCCAAAATCTACGACACGCAGCGCGTGGCTCGGATCATTGGCGAAGACGGCGACACCAAGATGGTGAGGGTGAATCCCGACCAGCAGCAACCTGTCAACAAGATCGTTGACCAATCTGGCATTGTGATTGAGAAAATCTACAACCTGAGCGTTGGCAAGTACGATGTGGTGGCCGTCACCGGCCCAGGCTACGCAACCAAGCGCCAAGAGGCGCTGGAGGCTATGAGCCAACTGTTGCAGGGCAACCCGCAACTGTGGGCGGTGGCTGGCGACCTGTTCGTCAAGAACATGGATTGGCCTGGGGCGCAGGAGATGGCGAAACGCTTTGCCCGCACCATTGATCCTAAGCTGATGAGCGACGGCGAGGACAACCCTGAGTTGCAAGCCGCCCAGCAGCAAATGGAGGCAATGGGGCAGGAAATGGAGCAGATGCACCAGATGCTGCAAAATGTTGGCAAATCCATTGAAGCCCAAGATCAAGAACGCAAGGACTACGAAGCCAAGATCAAGGCGTTTGACGCCGAGACTAAGCGCATCTCTGCCGTGCAGGCCGGTATGTCACCAGACCAGATTCAAGAGATTGTGCTGGGCACCATCCACGGCATGATTACCAGCGGCGATCTGATTGCTGAGATGCCGGGTCAGGACGAAGAAATTCCTATGGAACAACAAATGCCTATGGACGGCATGGAAATGCCTATGGAACAAGAAATGCCGATGGAAGGGTTCCAGCAATGAACGCCTGTCAGTTTGTCGGCCTGCTGTTCCTTGGGCGAGATGTAGCGCACAGCGTACACCTCAACACCCGCTCGTTCAGCAAGCACATGGCGCTGAACACGTTTTACGATTCAGTCATTGACTTGGCCGACTCGTTTGCGGAAGCGTATTCTGGCAGGCATGGCCTGCTTGGGCAGATAGTGGTTCCGCCCAACAAAAAGGCAGCCAACATCATTGAGTTCCTGCAAGGCCAGCTTGATGAAATTGAAAAAAAACGGTACGAGGTTTGCGACAAATCAGACACCGCAATCCAGAACATCATTGATGAAGTGGTGGCTTTGTACTTGTCCACCTTGTATAAACTTCGTTTTTTGGCGTAAAAAATTATGGCAATTACCCTTGCAACTACCCTGCGAAACAACCGCGCAGACCAGATTACTTCTTTTGCGGGCACAAGCGCCAAGCTGCGGATTTACACCGCAGCTTACGCATCGCAACTGGTGGAGTGCATTTGTAGCGCGTCGGCGTTTGCTGCTGCTGCATCTGGCGGTGTGCTAACGCTGAACGCTATTTCAGCGGGGACTGCAAGCGCAGCCGGCACGGCGGCAATCGCCCGTATTTTGAAATCTGATGGCACAACGATGGTGATTGAGGGGCTGACAGTCGGCGTATCGGCCAGCAACATCAACATCACCAACACAACCATTGCCATCAGCGACACGATCACCGTTACCTCGGCTACGATCACAGAAGGCAATGCTTAAAAATGGCCCTGTACCATGCGTATACTCAGACAGTAGGCGACGGTACAGCCACATCTGTAGTTCGCCCATCTGATTGGAACAGCGGCCACAATCAGTTTGTGACCCTCGCAGGGAATACCGCTGGTGCATCCACGATCAGCGGTACAAACATCGTCTATCAGGGTGGCAACAACGTAACCTTGAGCGGGACGGGCAGCACCATTATCATCAGCGGGGGTAATGGCGGGGCAAACTTTGCAGCGTGGGAACTTGAAGGCGCAAACACCGCTGGTACGACAGGCACAACCCTCACCACCTCGGGCGCGTTCTACCTGTCTGGCGGCAACAACATCACGTTGAGCGGAAACAGCAACACCATCGTCATTCAAGGTGCTGCGGGTGGCGGCGGCATAACAGCAAGTTTTATGGAACCAAATATGTTGGTAGGCACTTCCCTATCATCGTTTGGTCAAAACTCGCTGTATTTTGTCCCAGTTAAGCCGTCTATGGATGTGACGATGACGGCAGTCAATATGCTGGTGTCGCTTAGTAACGCTACCAGCAGCATTAGCCACGCCGTTAGCCAAACCATGCAATATGGGTGGTATTCGCTTGGTACTGGCGCAAGCACTTCTCAACTTGGTTTGATGGCATCTTCTAGCATGGCCGTCATTGCATCGTATTCGTCAAACCTGTCCGGCGGGTATACGCTAAGTCAAGGAACAAACAGCACAACGTATTCAAGCGCAGGAACGGGCAGCACATCTGCTTGGACAGGTCAAAAAATCTTTGCAATGCCAATGGGGACTATGTTGTCGGAAGGCGGCGAGTATTACTTTATGGTGAAACAAAGTACCGCTTCAGTTGGCAACACGGGAGCAATGCGAATGTCGCACGTTGTGCTAAACAACATGACCAACGCATCATTTGGTAGGCTGGCTCCCGGTGGAAACACCGTCAGCAATCAATCAATCATCCCAAATTACAATGGGTTTATTTACACCGCTACATCTGCATCGCCTCCCACTACGTTGGCTGTTTCACAGCGCAGCATTGTGAGCAACGTAAGAATGTACATCCAACTGGACGCATAACATGGCTATCGGTGATACTGGAACGGTGATTGTTTTGTACGGTGCTTCATACCTAGTTTTGGGGTCTGCTGGCGGCACGCTTGTTTACGCAATTAAACAGGGCGAGCCTATGCCAGCCACTTGCTACGTCATTGATACGTCCGAAGTCCCTGCGTGATTTAATGCAACCGCAAATCATCTCCTCGTATGACGGCGGTAAGCACAACGCCGATCTAGACGAAACCATCTCCCGGTTGACGGCAGACAAGTCCTACAAAGACCTGTCTTGCATCCAGATCGTGCCGTGCTTTGGGCAGATTCCAACTAAGGCAGTAGCGTCTTGGATGAACCTGTACGCCCCGCCGAACGCGAAGTTCACAAGGCTGTGGGCTGTTGGGATGGAAGTAGGCAAGGCGTTTAGTTCTGCCATCGAGAGCATCCTCGCCCATCCAGACCTAAGCAAATGGAAGTACATCATCACGCTGGAACATGACAACATCCCGCCAGCAGACGGAATAATCAAGTTGCTGTCTCAGATGGAAGCCCATCCTGAGTACGCCTGTATTGGCGGCTTGTACTTCACCCAAGGGCCGGGAGGCTGCGCCCAAATCTGGGGTGACATCAAAGACCCGATCCAGAACTTCCGTCCACAAAAGCCTGACCCCAACGGTGGGCTGGTCGAGTGCTACGGCACGGGCATGGGGTTCAACGTCTGGCGTTTAGATATGTTCAAGGATGAGAAACTCCGCAAGCCGTGGTTCCTGACCCAGACTGAAGGCGGCGTGGCTACTCAAGACCTCTACTTCTGGGCCGACGCTCGTAAACACGGCTATCGGTGCGCCATCGATTGTTCTGTCAAGGTTGGACACTATGACCTTGAAGGCAAGCGCGGCGGGATTCCTGACTACACTTGGTAGAACATGACTAAATTGGACATGGGCTGTGGCCCACGCAAGAAAGAAGGATTCCTTGGCGTCGATCAGTACGCTATGGAAGGTGTCGATGTCGTTCTGAACATTGGTGTTGACCCGTGGCCGTGGGAAAATGACACGGTAGAGGAGATAAACGCCAGCCACTTCCTTGAACACCTGACCGCTCGGCAGCGCGTTCACTTCATGAACGAAGCCTTCCGGGTGCTGAAAGATGGGGGCAAGGCCGTCATCGCCACGCCTCATTGGGCGTCAAACAGGGCTTATGGGGACTTCACACACCAATGGCCCCCTGTGGCTGAGATGTTCTATTACTATCTGAAGCGTGAGTGGAGAGCAACCAATGCTTCCCACACCGATATAAAATGGAACCCAGAAGGGTACTCCTGCGACTTCGATGCAACGTGGGGCTATTCGTTTTCCCCTGAGTTGGCCGCACGGCATCAAGACCACATCCAGTTTGCGCTTCAGAACTACAAAGAAGCGGCACTTGATTTGTATGCCACTCTGGTCAAGCCTGTAAAAGTAGTGGATTAAGGATACATCATGGCAATCCAATACGGCACATCGACCAGCATCACAATCTCAGCGGCCTCGCTTCCCTCGGCTAATGCTTATAGTTCAACATCCGTAACATCGGGCACGACCAACAACACCGCCGACTATATGGTGCTAGTGACGGTTTTGGCCCCTGCCACCCCTGCTGGCAACAAGCAAGTTGTTGTTTATGGCTATATGTCTACAGATGGCGGAACCACCTACACAGGCAATTCTGCAACTGCTGATAACATAACTGGAACCACCGCATCCGTTACGCTGGGCTCACCAACGAACTTGTTTTTTATGGGCACGTTGCAGTTAAACACGGGCTCAGTAACCGCAAGACAGCAATTCAGCATTGCAAATACGTTTGGTTTTGTCCCGCCTATTTGGGGCATCGTTTTGTATAACGATGCTGGCGCGACTTTGGGTGCAACGGTTACCTCCTCCTACCGCGAAATCTACTACACCTAACGTGTAGCACTAGGCTGTGGCTACCAAAAAAGTCCCCGCTCGGACAAAGCGAGCGATACAGCCGCAAGCCCCTGCCTTATTGCCACGTTACGCGCAATGGGAGTGGGTCTACACGCCATCGGCGGGAATCAACAATCTTGGCGCGACCAAGATAGCCGGTGTCTTCAATGGATCAGCCGGATATGGCGGAGCCAATCAAGGCGGTAAAGCATACGATCTTGGGTCTACGCTTACCAGCACCATACAACTAGGCAATACAACTTGTAAATTTACACAAAGCAAACCTGTCAGCGGGCTGATTGTATTTAGGCCGACGCTTGCAGCCAACCGTGTACCTTTATTTATTGCGAGTTCTGCGACAGGTGGATTATATGTAAAAGTCTCGCCTTCTTATGCGATGCAAATCGATGCTACTACCGTCAGCAATCTAATTGTTGGAACGGCTGGCGATGTAAAATTTAACGAAACCAATACCGTTGCTTTTTGCATCGAGCCAAGAGTTGTTGATGGAGGTACTGGGAGAGTATCGTTTGCGTTAAACGGCAAACTGGTAACAGGCACTTGGACTGCTACGCCAGACTTTACCGCCACTTCGTTTTTTGGCTCACAGGGTCTTTCAGAGTCCAATCCACACCAGCAAATGCTGTCGTGCGCCAGCACAACGTCGATTTCAAACGCTGAACTGGTAGCCCTATCAAACGACCCGTGGCAGATATTTCAACCAAGCCCAGCCAAGTCAAGTCTGTGGCTTAACGCAACCGCAGCACCTTCTGGCCCAGCCTTCCAAGCAGATGCGTTCCAGAATGACGCATTTCAGACGGCAACGGGGGGAATTTCCGCTACCCTAGCCATTACGCTGGACAGCGTAACTGTATCGTCTATCGCCACCGTTGGGCATCCCGCTACCCTAGCCATTACGCTAGACAGCGTGGCATTTGCGGCTACCGCGACCAAATCAGGCAGCACAACGGCGGTTCTGGCGATTACGTTAGACGACCTTGCGTTTGCGGCTAGTGCTACCGTTGGACATCCGGCTACGTTGGCCGTAACGCTGGACAGCATCAGTTTTGCAGCGTCGGCTGCAAAAACAGGTGGTCTAACCGCTACCCTAGCGGTCACCCTTGACGGCATCTCGTTTGATGGTGCTATAGTATCGGGGCATATCGCTACGATTGCTTTTACGCTAGATGACATCAGCGTTTTGATGTCAGCTACCAACTCATCTGGCCCACCAACGCCGGGGCTTTTGCAGACTTTGATCGAGATTAGATCGTTTACTGAACGGAGATTTTAATGGCTCTTACTCTCAAAGCTGTAACCACGCGGCTAGGCTACCAGCAGATCACGTCATTGAGCGCATCCAGCGCCCTTACCGTGCCGGTGGTTGATCTTAACGGCTTGTCGTGCAAGCCAAGCATTGCCATCATCACCGCTGAGACTCAAGCAGTCCGGTGGCGTGACGATGATGTTGCCCCAACCGCCTCAGTCGGTATGCCGTTGGCGGCTGGCGTAACGCTTCAGTACGACGGTGACCTGACCAAGATTCGGTTTATTGAGCAGACGGCCAGCGCCAAGCTCAACGTCAGTTATTACGCATAAGGGGGCCACATGAACATCACCAACGACACCCCAGGCACCGACTATCTGTCGTATTTCACGACGCAGATGCCCAAAGACCTCGCGGCAATGGCTGCGTTGCGCGATGAGTTGGCGATCCGCCAAGGCGCGTTGACGGCAGCGGCTGACACCGTGAAGCTGAAGGCCGACGCTGCTGCTGCGCTGGAAGTCGCCAAGACTGATGCTGCCGCCATCTTGGCTGATGCCAAGGAACAAAACGCTGCGGCTAAAGCCAAGAAGACTGCACAAGACACCCGCGAGAAAGAACTGAGCGCCCGCGAGACTGACATGGCGTCTACGTTCAGCGCCCGCGACAAAGCGTTGAGTTTGCGCGAGGCGCAGGCCCAAACGCAGCAAGACGCCTTGGATGCCAAGGACGCTGCTCTGTTTGCCGCACAAGCCAAGCTGGACGCTGACCGCGCTGCGTTGGACGCACGCATCAAGGCTTTCCAAGACAAAGTGGCAGCACTAAATGCCTAACAAGAAAATCACCCAACTGCCACCGTCAGCCACCCCGCTGACGGGCGTGGAGATTGTGCCTGTCGTGCAGAGCAGCGCGACGGTGCAGACGACCGTCTCTGACGTTCTTGGGGCAACCCCTGGCTCATCGTTGGTTGTCTATGCGCCAGCCGGTACGGGCGCGGTGGCTACGACCGTGCAGACAAAGTTGCGTGAGTCGGTGTCGGTTAAGGATTTTGGGGCAGTAGGGAATGGCGTTGCTGACGATACGGCGGCGATTGAATTGTGCATCGCCGCCGCTGGTGTAGGCGGGACGATTTTGTTCCCGGCAGGGATGAACTGCAAAGTCTCGTCGGAAGTTGATCTGAACGTATCAGGGCAAAAAATTACCGGTTACGGGGCCAAGATTACTAAGGCCGCATCGTTTACAGGAACGTGCGTCCTACGCATTGGTGCTACCAATGTCACGCTGGAAGGCGTGGAAATTGACGGCACCGACAAAGCCATAGACGGGATTATCACAACGGCGGGTGCCACAGCCGGTTTTACTGCCCGCAATCTTAAGATCACTAACTGCCTGTATGGCATTAGCGCCAACAGCAACAGCAACGTAACGGTTGAAGGCTGCAACATCAGCCTTGTGGCGTCTGGCGCAATCAGGGCGCACAACGTGGCGGCAACGTCAGCGTTGTCTCGCGTTCGCATCCTACAAAATCGCATTGACTTGTCTGATTTGAACCCGGCAACAACAACGCAAAACGCTCTATTGGTGCGAGGCGATGCTACCTATCCGACGACGGACGCGCACGTTATCGGCAACACCATCATTCACGCAGCCGATCCGACCAATTCCGCTGCTGTGTGTTGCGAAATGCGTTTTATTGATGGCGGCATTTTTAGCGACAACTTTGGCAAAGACGGCTCCATGTTGGTGTCGGTGGCTGGTTCAAACGATGTGACGGTGGACGGCAACGTCTGCGACGGCGCGACGTTTTACGGCATTGAGATTGCAAGTGTCTCTGCGGTGCCAAACAAGAACATTGTTGTTTCCGACAACGCAATTAACGGCAGAGAGCGGCTTAACTACGGTATTGGGTTACAAGGCGCTGTCGCGGGTTGTTTAGGTGGGGCTGTGACCGGCAACAGCATCCGAGGGTGCGTGCTGTACGGTATTTTTTCAAACGAAAACTGGTCTGATATTGACATTACTGGCAACCGAATTGACATTACTGCGTCATCGGCTGGGCAGCGCGGCATCTATATTTTTGGAACAGCAACCGCAGTTAATCACGTTGTAGTTACAGGAAATACATTAAACGGCAACAGCGTGGCAGAAAAAGCCGTTTATTTGCGAAGCGTTTTGTATGCAACCGTCACGGGTAATGTGTGCTCAAATTGGACAGAAAACGGCGTATACATTGATGGATCAGTTGTTACTTGCGACGAAATTTCTGTAGTTGGCAATTCGTTTCGTGGGCTAACCGCAGGCGGAATTGGAGTGCTTGGCACGATTGGCGACAGGATTACCGCCTACGGAAACACCGGCTATCGGTTATCTGGCACAACCAACATCAACGCGCTCAACCTAAACGCTGCGCTGTATGAGGCATGGGGAACAGGAACCCCAGAAGCTGCTGTGACGGCTGGCGTTGGTTCCATCTTTCACCGCACCAACGGCGGCGCTTCCACTTGCTTGTATGTCAAAGAATCTGGCACGGGCAACACAGGTTGGGTTGCCAAATAATTTTCAACCGTACTGGCCCGTTGACCAGGGAATCTTAGGATTCAAGCAATGACTGAAGAAGTAGAAGTAGTAGCGGAAACACCCGCGCCGGAACAGGTGGCTACGGCAGCGCTTGAACCAGAAGAACACACGCCGGAAGTAGCTGATGAAGCGCCCTCAGAGAAACTGTTTACTCAGGAAGAACTGAACGCTGAATTCGGCAAGCGTCTCGCAAGAGAACGCCGCAAGATGGAGAGGGAGTTTGCTGCAAAACAATCGCCAGCCCCGTTACCGGAAAACGCTGACACGCCAGAGGCTTACGCCGAAGCGTTGGCCTATCAAAAGGCCGAGCAGATTCTCCATGAGCGTGAGGTAAAGCGACAACAAGCAGAGACTCTTGATAGCTACCGCGATAGGGAAGAAGAAGCAAGGGACAAGTACGAGGACTTCGAGCAAGTCGCGTACAACCCAAACCTTCGGATTACTGAAGTGATGGCGCAGACGATTCAAGCATCTGAAATCGGCCCTGATGTGGCTTATTTCTTGGGGGCAAACCCCAAAGAGGCAGATCGCATCTCCAAGTTGCAGCCTATTTTGCAGGCAAAAGAAATCGGGAAATTGGAGGCCAAATTGGCTGATAATCCCGTTGTTAAGAAAACGACCAGCGCACCAACCCCTATTGCGCCGGTTACCGCACGTTCTTCTGGTGCGCCTGTTTACGACACTACCGACCCTCGGTCAGTCAAGACCATGAGCGCAAGCGAGTGGATTATTGCTGACAGGGCTAGGCAGATGAAGAAACTTGAGCGTAGCCGCTACTAACTTTTAAGGAATTTATTATGGCTAATTCGATTCTTACCATCGACATGATCACGCGCAAGGCGCTTGAGATTCTCGAAAACAACCTTGTTCTGACCCGCAACTGCAACCGCCAGTACGACGATTCGTTCGCCGTTGAAGGCGCAAAGATCGGCTCGACCCTGCGTATCCGCCTGCCTGACCGCGCTCTGGTGACGGACGGTGCCGCCCTGCAAGTGCAGGACGACAACGAGCAGTTCACCACCCTGTCTGTTGCCAACCAAAAGCACATCGGCGTCAACTTCACCAGCGCCGAGCTGACCATGCAGTTGGACGACTTTGCAGACCGCGTGCTGAAGCCTCGTATCAGCCAGTTGGCATCGTCTATTGATGCTGACGTGGCTAACGCCTACAAGACCATTGGCAACAGCGTCGGCACCCCTGGCACGACCCCAGGCACCTCGCTGGTTCTGCTGCAAGCGCAACAAAAGCTCAACGAAAACGCAGCGGTTATGTCGCCACGTTACGCCACCGTCAACCCTGCCGCTAACGCTGCTCTGGTTGAAGGCATGAAGGGCTTGTTCAACCCAACCGATACGGTTTCTAAGCAGTTCCGTAACGGCATGATGGGCACCGGCGTGCTTGGCTTTGAAGAAGTCAATATGTCGCAGTCGATCAAGCAGCACACCACCGGCTCGCGCACCAACGGCACGACCTCGGCTGCGGTGTCTACTGAGGGTGCTACGACCATCTCCCTGACGGGTCTGGGCGCTTCTGGCACCATTCTGGCTGGCGATGTGTTTACGGTTGCTGATTGCTATTCTGTCAACCCGCAAACCCGTGAAACCACCGGCTCGCTGGCGCAGTTTGTTGTGCTGACCAGCGTTACCGCTTCTGGCGGCGGCGCTGTTGATGTGACCGTGGCTGCGATCTACTCTGCTGCTCACGCGCTGGCTACGGTCAACACGCTGCCGGGTAACAGCAAGACCGTGACCTTCATTGGTTCTGCTTCCACGGCTTACGCTCAGAACTTGGTCTATCACAAGGACGCCATCACGTTTGCCACCGCTGACCTCTTGCTGCCGCAAGGTGTTGACATGGCCGCTCGTGCTGTCCATAACGGTATCAGCCTGCGCGTTGTTCGTCAGTACGACATCAACAACGACCGTATGCCTTGCCGTATTGACGTTTTGTACGGCTTCAGCACCATTCGCCCACAGATGGCTTGCCGGATCTGGGGTTAAACTTTTTCTAAGGAGAACATATCATGGCACTTCCCTCAATCGGTGGCGGTTCGCAAATTGGCGACGGCAATCTGAACGAAATTTCCCTCGGTTTTGGTGCGACTCCACAGACTGCGACTGCAACCGCAACGCTGACTGTGACTCAAATCATCAACGGTATTTTGGTTGGTAACCCTTCGACTACCGCCGCAAGTTATACCCTGCCAACCGCAGCATTGATTGACGCTACCGTCAACAACGCCAAAATTGGCAGCACGTTTGACTTGACCATCATCAACTTGGGCACCTCAACGGGCCTGATTACGGTGGTGGTTGGCACGGGCATCACGGCGGTTGGCAACTTGGTTGTTGCTATCACCGGAAGCTCGGCTGGCGTTGGTGGCGCGGCGCAATTCAAGTTCCGCAAAACCGGCGATGCTGCCTACACGGTGTATCGCGTCGCATAAAAGAAGGGGCTTCGGCCCCTTCCTTTTTTAAGGAATCATTATGGCTAATACCAAATCAATTGGCGTTGCGTTTAGCGACCAAGACATCAGCGGTGCGGATGTCATTGAATCGTCTGGCACGCTTGGCTACACCACTACCGCGCAAGGCAGCGTTACGCAAGCGACCAGCAAGGCTACCGGCGTCACGCTGAGTAAATCGGCTGGCCGTATTACGATGAACGGTGCTGCGCTGGCCGGCAATGCGGCTGTGTCGTTTACTTTGACCAACACCCTCATTAGTGCCAACGATATACTGATCCTGTGTGTGTCGGGCGGCTCGGTTGCAGACGCTACAACGTACACCGCTTACGTCAACACCATGTCAGCAGGCTCGGCTAGTATTACGTTGCGTAACTTGACCGCTGTTTCGCAATCGGAAGCGGTGGTTTTGAACTTTGCGTTGATTCATTGCGCGTAAAAAGGGGGTAGTCATGACAACTGCTGGCGATCAGATCAATGCCGCTCTGCGGCTTTTGGGTGTCCTAGCAGAAGGCGAGACTACCTCCCCAGATGCGTCTCAGGACGCGCTCTCGGCGCTGAATCAGATGATTGACTCTTGGTCAACTGAGCGCCTGATGATCTACAACACGATTGACCAGATGTTCACTTGGCCGTCTGGTGTGATCGAGCGCACGCTTGGGCCTACGGGCGACTTTGTTGGCGTGCGGCCTGTGCTGCTGGACGATTCAACGTACTACCGCGACCCCGGCACCAACGTGTCGTTTGGCATCAAGTTTATCAACCAGCAGCAGTACAACGGCATTGCGGTTAAAACGGTGACTAGCACATATCCACAAGTGATGTGGATCAACATGGAACATCCCAACATCACCATGACCATCTATCCCAAGCCTACACGGGATTTGGAGTGGCATTTTGTTTCGGTGCAGGAACTGGCGCAGCCCGCAACGCTGGCAACGGAAATTTATATGCCGCCAGGATACTTGCGGGCGTTCAAGTACAACTTGGCCTGCGAGATTGCGCCGGAGTTTGGCGTCGAGCCATCACCCACGGTGCAACGAATTGCAATGACCAGCAAGCGCAATCTCAAGCGCATCAACAGCCCTGATGATGTGATGTCGATGCCTTACGCCATTGTGGCGACTCGCCAGAGGTTCAACGTCTATGCGGGTAACTACTAATGCACACGCCCATTCTGGGTTCTAGCTATGTGGCTCGCAGCGTCAACGCTGCGGCTAACCGCATGGTCAACTTGTTCCCAGAAGTTATTCCAGAAGGCGGCAAAGAGCCTGCGTTTCTTAACCGAGCGCCTGGGCTGCGTTTCCTTCAAGCCGTGGGCACCGGCCCAATCCGAGGGCTGTGGGCGCACCAGACCAACGGCTCAGACTTCTACGTTGTGTCAGGCACAGAGGTCTACAAACTGACCTCCACCACCGGCACGCCGGTCAAACTGGGCGATGTGTCCGGTACTGGCCCCGTGTCGATTGCCGACAACGGCACGCAAATTTTCTTTGCTTGTAACGGCCCAAGCTACATTTATAACGAAGTTACCAACGTCTTCCAGCAGATCACCGACATTGACTTTCCCGGTGCCAAGACGGTTGGCTATCTGGACGGCTACTTTGTCTTCAACGAGCCAACCGGGCAGCGGATATGGGTTACTGCTATTCTTGAGGGCACTCAGATTGACCCGCTGGAATTTGCCAGCGCGGAAGGGTCGCCTGACGGTCTGGTGGCCGTCAACATCAACAACCGCGAGGCGTGGCTGTTTGGCGCTGACTCGGTGGAAGTCTGGTACGACGCTGGGCTGGCCGACTTCCCCCTGACGCGCATCCAAGGCGCGTTTTCTGAGGTTGGTTGCGTTGCGGCCTACTCTGTTGCCAAGCTGGACAATTCTTTGTGGTGGCTTGGCACCGACGCTCGCGGTCAGGGCATCGTCTATCGCACGCAAGGCTACAGCGCCCTGCGCGTCAGCACGCACGCCATTGAGTACGCCATCGCGCAGTACGCCGACATCAGCACGGCGGTGGCCTACACCTACCAGCAAGAGGGGCACGCCTTTTATGTGCTGAGTTTTGCCGAGGCCACTTGGGTGTTTGATGTGGCGACAAGCGCATGGCATGAGCGTGCCGGGTTTGCTGATGGTGAGTTCACCCGGCACCGCGCCAACACCCAATGCAACTTTGGCGGCACGACGATTGTTGGCGACTACGAAAACGGCAACATCTACGCGCTTGATCTGGATGTCTATGCCGACAACGGTGAGATTCAGAAGTGGTTGCGGTCTTGGCGGGCAATCCCTACCGGGCAGAACGACCTCAAGCGCACCGCGCACCATGCGTTGCAACTTGATTGCGAGTCCGGCGTCGGGTTGGACTATCTCAACCCTATCGGGCCAGTTGAGGTTGAAAACCTATACGACTTGCTGCTGCTGGAAGACGGCGGCGAACTGCTGACTGAAGACGGTTTTGGCATCCTGCTCAACGAGACTGAGTGGAGCATGATGAAGCCGCGAGTTATGCTGCGGTGGTCAGACGATGGCGGGCACACCTGGAGCAACGAGCATTGGTCGGACATGGGCGAGATTGGTCAGTTTAGCCACCGAGTGTTCTGGCGGCGTCTGGGCATGACGCTCAAGCTGCGAGATCGGGTGTATGAAGTCTCCGGCACAGACCCGGTGAAGGTGGCTATCATGGGCGCTGAACTTCAAGTGAGTGGCACCAATGCCTAACATCACTCAGATTCCTGCGCCGCGAGTGCCGGTGATTGACGAGAAGACGGGGCTGATGTCTCGGGAGTGGTATCGGTTTTTTGTCAACCTGTTCAACCTGACAGGCGACGGCTCAAACACCATCTCGCTGACAGACTTGCAAGTGGGGCCACCGTCTTTGGATGGTTTTGCTTTTAATACTACGTCTTACGCCGATTTGGCCCCGCCTGTCATACCGGCGCAGCCTGCTGGCTCTAACACCCAAGTTCAGTTCAACAGCGACGGCTCGTTTGGGGCAAGCGCCAACTTCACCTACGTCACAGGCACCAATACCTTCACCGTTGGGCCTGCGGGGGCCACAACGACCATTGAGACGCTTGCGCCTACGGGCGCTACGGTTGCGGGAACCTTGCGGCTTCTGGGCAAGAACGCCAGCGCGGCCAACGGTGCGGGGGGCGGTCTTCAGTTTACTGGTGGTACTGCGCTTGGCACGGGCACAGGCGGTGGCTTGTCATTCAATACCGGCACCGGCCAAACTGGTGGAAACTTAGGTTTTACCTCTGCCAACGGAACAATTTTTGGTGGCTCCGTAACTTTTAACGCTGGAAGCGGCAGCGGCCCGACGGGCGTTGGGGGCAGTTTTGTTCTAAACGCTGGTTTGGGGACTACTACGGCGTCAGGTGGCAACTTTGAGATGAACGCTGGCGCGGCTGCGTCATCTGGTGCGGGCGGCAATTTTACCATGCTGGCGGGCGCGTCAGTCACCGGGCAAGGTGGAGAAGTTACGATTGCCTCTGGTTTTGGAGTTCCAAGCGGCAGCATCTATTTAGGCGCTGACTCAGGGACTGTGATTCAAGTCACCCAGAACGCAACCCCTACATTGCAACTGGGATTCTTTGGGACAACGCCTGTTGCACAGGCCGCTGCCTACACAAAGACTTACGCTACAGCATCTCGCGTTATTCCCGTTGCGACGTTTACAAACCTTGTCACCACAGCGGCAACAAACGTCGCTCCCTACGGATTCACCACAGCAGCGCAAGCAGACGCCATAGCCACCAAGGTCAACGCTTTGGCAGCAGATGTGCTGATACTAAAACAGTTGATCGTTTCGCTTGTTAACGACTCATCAACAACCCTTGGGGTTGGTTTGAACGCAACTTGAGGCTCTTATGACCGCAGCACTTACGCCAGTTCCCAAGATTCAATTCTTTGCCGACGACGGCACGCCGCTGGTTGGCGGCAAGCTGTACAGCTACGCTGCGGGCACCACGACCCCGCTGGCGACGTACACCACCTATGCCGGTACGGTAGCCAACACTAACCCGGTCATCTTGGACTCGCGTGGCGAGGCTAACGTGTGGCTAGGCGCAAGCTTTTACAAGCTGGCGCTGTACGACGCTGACGATGCGTTGATTTGGACGGTGGACAACATCACGCCAGAAGGTGATGCTGCCCTTGTCAGTTATCTGCCCGCAGGCACCGGCGCTGTTGTCACCACCGTGCAGGCCAAGCTGCGCGAGAGCGTGAGCGTTGCCGACTTTGGCGCGGTGGGCGACGGGGTGACTGACGATACCGCTGCCATTCAAGCGGCTCTGAATACTGGAGCGCAAGTCACATTTGAGAAGTTGACGTATTTGATTTCGTCATCGCTTTCCGTGCCAAGTGGTGGTGGGCTTATAGGAAAGGGCACTGCTCAATATCCATTAGCAGCGTACAACTCAGACACAACAGTTTTTAATGGCAGCACAAGAATTCTGGCATCCGCTGCCTTCCCTGCTAGTAGAGCAATGGTCGAAGTCAACACATCAGCGGGGGCCAATTACGCCAAGCAAGGCGTGTACGTTGGCAATCTTGTACTGGATTGCAACAGCGTCGCCCAAAAGGGGCTTGAACTGTCAACGGTCAAACAATCGACGTTTGAGAATTTGTTCATTAGGTTGGCAACGAGCATTGGCCTGAATGTGACTTGCAATTCTGTTGCAAACGCAACAGTTAAAGGCAACAACGCCACCCAGTTCAATAATTTCAACAACATCACATCTTACGTTGCTTACAACGGCAACGTCACTTCTGCTGTTGGAATATATCTGACTGGCAACATCAATAATAACGTCAACCAAAATACTTGGACAAACATTTACGTTGTTCATGGGAATGGAAATGGCATAGAAATACACAACGCAGATACCGACTTGTGGGCAAGAGTTAACACCCTATCGTGGGGCACCGGATACGGGTGTGTGCTTTACGGGGACGACACCGGGACAACTCAGTTTGCTCGAAACATTACAATGGTTGGTGTGCAATTTTCCGGCGCATTTGGCACTGGTGGTTTGCTTGCAAAATCTGGTGCAGGTTTTTCGTCCAACTGGAACATGGTTTTCGGGTATTCCCAAGGGAATGGCTCTCCAGCACCAATCGTGGAAAACGGAGCGCGGTTTAGTTGGTACACGGAATCTGGCCCAGTTATCAGCGATCCTAATTTTCCGATTGAGGCATTTAATCGGACAAATTCTTACGGCGCAGGCAACACTATTTCCGACAGAATTCACCAAGGTAAAATCACCGCTGGCGGTGTAGTTACGTTTGCGGAAGAACGCATTTATTCTCGGGGCGGCGCTGGCGCAGAGTATGGTGAATGGGTTCTTAACGCATACGATGCTGGGACATCTTATGAGATGCTCAAGGTAAGCCATCTCAACGGCATTTCATTTGGTGGCGGAACTGGTATCAAAAAAATCTTGAGTGCTGGTGTAGCGCTTGATTTTCCTTCTATTGCAGCGCAAAGTTCTCAAGTTTTAACTGTTACTGTTACTGGGGCGAACGTAAACGACCCCGTTGCTGTCGGGCTTCCATCTAACGGCATAAACGCTGCGCTTGTCACCAATGCTTATGTATCCGCTGCTGATACGGTTTCAGTTCGCGTTTTAAATGTGTCTGCTGCGGCAGTAGACCCCGGCTCTTTGTTTTTCAGAGTCACGGTGTTTGTTTATTGATGCGCGATATGCAAATCCTTGAACATCTCCTAATTTCCATTTGCCTGCAAGCCGTGATCGGCTTTGCCACAGGCAACTGGTGGGCGGGTGCTGCGGTGTGCGCTGCGCTGTGGATCGGGCGCGAGCAGGCCCAGGCTGAGTACCGGTGGATCGCCCAGCACGATGGCAAGCGCGAAAACTTGCGCTGGTGGAACGCGCTAGACCCAAAGGTCTGGAACACGCATAATTTCTTCTGGAACCTCGTGCTGCCTATTGTGGCGGTGACGATCATTGGAGTGCTGGCATGACAGTCACCGTTAAAGTTCTGATCCCGGCCAAGACCGCCGAGGCCGCGCAGACGACGCAGTACACCGCGACGAACGTGACGACGATCATCGACAAGTTCACCGCCACGAACTACACCGGCACCGCCGCAACGATCAGCGTGAACTTGGTGACCGCTGCCGGGTCTGCCAGCAACGACAACCTCATCACTAGGCTCAAGACGCTGCAACCGTCTGAGGTGTATACGTTTCCGGAAATTGTCGGTCAGGTGCTGTCGCCGTCATCGTTCATCTCAACCATCGCTGGCACGGCCAGCGCGATCAACATTCGGGCGTCTGGGCGTGAAGTTACATGATGACGTTTGGAAGGTGATCTGCAATTACACCGACGTTGCGGATGGCACGCGAGAGTGGATCGAAGAAAACCTAGACATTACGCCGTTTGACGGCGGCGCGTTCATCGCCGATGGCAATGAATTCGATTTGTTTGTAGTTCCTGAGCGCCGTGGGCGCTGGAACATCCGTGGTCAAGTAACGAAGTTTCTTAGTACAATGGGCCGCAAGCACGGCACCCTTGTGGCTGAGATTTACGAAGACAATCTGCCGTCTTTGCGTTTGGCAAAGCATTTCGGGTTCCGCGAAGTCGGGCGCGACGGCGACATGATTCGATTGGAGAGCACCGCATGGGCAAAGTAGTTAAAAAAGTAGCCAAAAAACTGGTGAAACCGGCGGTGCGTGCCGGGGCCGCATACGTTACTGGCGGGGGTTCAGAAGTTGCTCGCGCTGCAATGTCTGGCGGCGGTGGTGGCGGTTACGCCGACATCATCAACGCAGCCGGTGACATATTTGGCGCAAACAAGCAGTCGAAAGCCATCAAATCAGCGGCAGACACCGAGGCCCAAGCGTCAAGGTACGCGCTTGATCTGCAAGAGCGGATGTTCAACCAGCAAAACGCGCTGCAAAGACAACTGTATGACGAGCAAGTTGCGCGACAAGAACCGTTCCGGTTGTCGGGCCTGCAATCTCAAAACAGGCTGAACGAGCTGATGGGGCTGGGCGCGAACACCGGCAGCGATCTGTACGGCAAATACGCCCGCGACTTCTCAACGCAAGACTTTCAAGCCGACCCAGGCTATGCGTTTCGGATGCAAGAAGGTTTGACCGCGCTAGACCGCCAAGCTGCTGCGCGTGGTGGGCTAATCTCTGGCGGGGCGTTGAAGGCCGCGCAACGGTACGGGCAGGACATGGGCTCGCAAGAGTACCAGAACGCTTTTAACCGTTACCAGACCAACCGCGCCAACCAACTGAATCCGCTGCAAAGCATGATGGGTGCTGGGCAAACCTCAGTCAACGCGCTGGGCAACACTTCGCAAGCGTATGGCTCTGCCGCAGGTAACGCGGCGCAGAACTACGCAACCGGCGGCAGCGGCATCGCCACGACAAGCGGTGCAAACCAAGCAGACTTGCGTTTGGCTAGGGGCAACGTCTCTGCGGGCCAGTACGGAAACTACGGCAACTTGTTGGGCGCAATCGGAGGGCTGTACAAATGAGAGTTAACGCTGGCATCGTCGACCCAAACCTAACGCAAGGCGTAATGACGAAGGGGTACAACGCCTACATAGACCGTGGCAACGCGCTGGCGAACCAAGAGCGGGCCAACAAGCTGGCTGATTTGCAGTACAACCAAGCAATGGATGCTGAGACGCAACGCCGCGCGTTGCAGTCTTACTACGCCAATAAAAACCCCAACGACCCTGACTTTGAGCAGGGGCTGGGCATGATCGTCGGCCCGCAGGGGGTGATGGATTACAGAACAAAAAAAGCCGCAGCGGGAAAAGCAGAGTTTGAATTCCGCGCAAAGAAGGACGACTTTCTCAACCAGTTCAAGCGCAACGCTTCGGCTGACCCGTCAGGCGCAAATTTAGCGAAGTGGCGCGACATCGCCGTGCGTGAGGGGTTTTACTCCGCAGAAGAAGCCGACGATACGGTTGAGCAACTGCTGCAAATGCCTGTTGAAGAACGCGTGCGGGTGTTGTCGCAAGCTGGCGCTAGCCCCGGCGAGTTGAAGCCTAGCACCATCCAAATCAACCGTAACGGGCAGACTGATGTAGCCCAAGTAGCGGCGTTTGGCGGCGCGCCTAGGACGGTCGGCACATACGCGGACGTTGCACCGCCGCAAGATGTTATAGATGCTAGGGCGCGCGTCGCTGCTGCCGGAAGGCCAGAAGGCGCAAAAATTTATATTCCACCTCAAGCAAGTGAGGAACAGAAAGCGCGCGGCGGGATGCTGGTTAAGCAGTACGGAGCGGTTTCAGATCAAGCGGGTATCGCCGTTAAAACACTACCGGCTATTCAAGATAACTTAAAAATTCTTGAGAACGGCTTTAACACAGGTTTTGGTACTGAAGCACAAGCCGCTGGCGCTAAAGTGCTAGGCGCGCTCGGCGTCAAGGACGCTGAAAAGTACGCCACCAACGCGCAAATTTTTAACGCCAACGCTACGCAAGCCGTGCTGCAACGGCAGCTTGAACAGAAAGGCCCGCAGACAGAATCTGACGCGCAGCGCATTAAGGAAACCGGCGCGCAGTTGGGCAACACCGCTGGGGGCAATAAATTTATGCTCACCGTCGCTCAAGAGCAACTCAAGCGCGACATTGAGCAGCGCAGCTTCTATGACAAGTGGTGGAAGGCCAATAAGACCTACGACGGTGCGGAAGATGCGTGGTACGAAGGTGACGGCGGCAAGTCGCTGTTTGACCGGCCTGCGCTTAAAGACTTTGGAAAACAGGCTGACAAACGTAAGCCGCTAGACCAAATTTTTGGCGGCAAAAAAAATGGCTGACCAGTTTCAAGAACAGATCAAAGCCGCCCGCCTCGCCGGGTACACCGACGACGAAATTGTCGGTCATCTAAAAGACCAAGACCCCCGCGTCAGCACCGCGCTGGAGAGCGGATATAACGCCAGCGAGATTCTTGGTCATCTTGCGCCGCCGCGCTCTACCGGCGAAGAAGTTGCGCGAAAGATCGGCGTTGCCGCGCGCGGCGCGTCGGAAGCCTTAGCACCAGTTGCGACGGGCGCGGCTACCGGGTTTATGATGGGCGGCCCCGTAGGCGCGGGTGTAGGCGCGTTGGCGGGTGGGTTGGCTGTTCCGTTGGCCGATTTAGCCACCCAAGGTTACAACCGGCTGGCCGGGGGTAACGTCCCTATGCCTTCGCAAGTCATCTCCAATATGTTGCCTGGGCCACGGGCGGAAACGCCTACAGAACGCGTCGTTCAAGCCAGCGGCAGCGCGCTAGGAAACGTCGGGGGCTCGGTAGCCGCAGGCCGCGCTATCGTGAACGCTGGCCGATCCGCGCTGGGTATGCCTTCGCCCGTAGCACAACAAACCCTCAATATCGGAGAGGAAGCCGCGCGCCGTCCTATTGGGCAGATGGTTGCCGCGCCGCTTGCTACCGCAGCGGGGCAGACCACAACCGAATTGACCGGGAACCCTCTAGCCGGTCTGGCTGTTGGTGCGGCTACAGGCATGGCGGCTAGCGTGCGTCCTGTCAAGCGCGGCGCGGTGCCTACCGCAGAAGAACTGGCCGCACGGTCTAAAGCCAACTACGATGTTTTGGAATCGTCGGGGTTCGAGATAGACTCCCCGCAATTTAACGCCCACATGGGAACGATGGCGGCTAAGCTGCGGTCTTCAGCAGGCTACGACCCGCGCACCATGCCGGAAGTAGACGCGGCGCTGGCGCAACTGACGGCCCCCGCTGCAAAAACGGTGGCCGAGCTACAGACATTGCGTACTATCGTAAGCAATGCGGCAAAAAGCATAAAGCCCGCCGAACGTAAAGCCGCAAGCCAACTCTTAGATGAGTTTGACGAGTATGTAATGAACGCGCCCGCCATATCGGGCGACGCAAAAGCCGTGCAAGCGTGGAAAGAAGCGCGCGCTGACTATTCCAAGATGAAGAAAAGCGAGTTGATAACAGACATCATCGACAACGCTGAAGTGTCCCAAGGAACTAAAGACGCCAGCATTGCCGGTCAACTTTCTGCGTTGGCAAAAAACCCTAAGAAGATGCGGTTTTTTTCTACCGAGGAACAGGAAGCAATCCGTGAAGCCGCTAAAGGCGGAAACTTACAGGCCGCGCTTCGCATAGCAGGAAAGTTCTCGCCGGTGACGCCCGCCGCTGCTATTTTCACCGCGTTCAATCCGTTTGGCGGCTACACCGCTGCTGCGGGCATGGCCGCAAAAGGTATGGCAGATGTGCGCCGCACCCAGCAAGTGAATAGGCTGGCAAGTCAGATGCGCCTTGGGGAACGCCCGCCAGTCCTTGAAGGCACAATGGCAAACACGCCGGTGTTTGTAGCAAGAAACATCCAAAATATGCTGGCCCAACAAAATCAGCCATGAACTCACAAGACCTGATAAACCTTGCCTTCGGGGCAGCGGCAAGTGTGTTGGGCTGGTTCGCCCGCGAGTTGTGGGCAGCGGTCAAAGACCTTAAAGTTGATCTTGCCAAACTGCGCGAGGAGTTGCCTCGCACATACGTTGTGCGCGACGACTACAAAGACGACATCCGCGAGATCAAAGAGATGCTGACCAAACTGTTTGATCGGCTAGACGGAAAGGCAGACAAGTGAATGAACTGCTCCGATTGCTTGGCAACATTGCCCCTGCTCTTGCAACTATTGTTGCTGGCCCCTTGGGGGGTGCTGCTGTATCGGCTATTGCTGGCAAGTTGGGAGTAGCGGACACCGTTGAGGCGGTAACCAAGGCCATTGCTGGCGACCCAGACGCCGCGCTGAAGCTGGCGCAGATTGACCTCGAAACGCTGAAGGTTGAGCAAGCCAACACCGCTGACGCTCGGGCCATGCAAGTCGCTGCGCTCCAGCAGTCGGACGTATTCAGCAAACGGTTCACAATGTACCTGACATCGTTTTGGTCAGTCTGCGCTGCGGCTTACGTTGGCTTCATCACGTTCAGCATCATCCCAGAACAAAACGTCCGGTTCGCCGACACGATCCTCGGATTCATCTTAGGCACGGTCATCGCCACCATGCTCAACTTCTGGTTTGGTTCTTCGATTGGCTCGAAGGAAAAAGATGCGCGAAAACTTTGAGAAAAGTCTGACTGAACTGCTCAAACACGAAGGCGGCTACGTCAACCACCCGCAAGACCCAGGCGGTCGCACTAACCTTGGCGTGACGCAGGATGTCTGGGAAGACTGGATCGACCGCGCCGTCAGCGAAGCCGAGATGAAAGCATTGACGCCAGCCAAAGTCGCGCCGCTGTACCGAGAACTGTACTGGGACAGGATCAAGGGCGACAAGTTGCCGTCTGGCGTTGATTACGTTGTCTTTGACGCTGCCGTCAACTCTGGTGTCCGTAGAGCATCTCAATGGCTTCAAACCACGGTTGCAGCCGTTGCCGATGGCGCAATCGGCGAACAGACGCTCAAATTGGTGCTGCTGACCAACCCCCAGATTCTGATCGACAAGTACAGCGCCAACCGGCTTGCCTTTCTTCAACGGCTTGCAACTTGGCCCACGTTTGGCAAAGGATGGGAGCGCAGGATTGAAGAAGTTAACACAACTGCAAATAGTTTTGCTGCTGGCAGGCTGCGCTAGTCCTCCAGAGGAGGACGATCTCTGGTACTGTCAGGAGCAGGGGGCGTATCTGTACTGCGTTCCCGAACGCTCCATCGATGCCCTGTCTGGCACTCGTACCGCCGATAGCGCCCGCCTTGGCGGGGTCTGGACTCCTTGATCTTCGCGTTGCGGCCGCACTCTGGGCACTTCATTCCAACAACTTTCGCCATGCGGCCAGCGCCGTCTTGAGATCGTTTTTGAGATGCTCAATCTCAATCTTTTGCTGCTCCACCAGCAGGCGCAACGCTTCCAATTCGCTCATGTTCTGTCTCGATTAGTTTTGTAAGGTAGTGCTGGGCCTTCAACAAGTCGGTCATGCCGTTCTTGGATCGCCAACGACTGACGTACTTGATGATGTTGCCTTCCAGGTACTGGATGTCGTTTTGCACAATGTAGTCCCAAGTCTGAATCTTGAGATTTTTGTAGTGCGACCCGTCAATCTGTGCGTCGTTTGCCGTACTCATGCGCGTAGTTCCTGATGTACAAAGTTAGCGCCCCAACGTCGCTTATGGGGACGGGCGTGGGCACGGTGTAGCCGATTGCGGCCAACGCGCCTAGCACAATGCTCTCGGCCTTCTCTGGCGGCGCGTCTTCGGTCAACATCGCCACCAACATACAGCGGCGAAAGATCAGCATACCAGCAACCACACGATCAAGATAGCCCACAACACGGTTACGCCAACTACCAGCCAAAACAACCACGGGTGAGCAGGATCGTCGTCGTAGATGTAATCGTTGGTGTATGGCCCAAAGGCTTCCTGCATTGTTCTTGGGTGTTTATGTTCCATAAATAATTCTCCTAAATTTACTCAATCCCATGCACTTTTTCAGCGTAGCGGATGCCTGCCTCAATCCACTCGACTGAGGTGTGGCTAAAGCCGTCTGACAAGGCTCTCCAGATTTCGCGGTAGGCCAGTTCAATTTCGTCATCTGTCAGCGGCTTGCGCTGCGCGAGGGCACAGTCAGGGTGATGGTTAGTCCAGACGCAATGTGTGTCGCAAAAATGTTCCTGCTTCACAAATCGATCAATGACGTTAGGATGCTCATCGCCTTCCGGCGTGGGGGCAAGTACATACCGCGTGCCAAAAATCGGTGCGCCCATCACTTGACCCCCCACATGATTTCCCAGTTGTAAGACTTGACTTCCTTCTTAGCCGCCCAGCGTGCGGCCTTGACCGCTGACTCATGGGGAAAAGCAGGCCACGACCACCGCTTGCCATCCCACCAGCGCCACGCATTGTTCCAGCCTTGCGTGGTGTCACGCGCAAACCGCGCGGCGTACCAGCCAGGTTTAGGCGGCGTTCCGACATTCCACTTCATACGGAGCGCGCTTTCGACAACAGTTCAATCCGTTCCCGCGACACTCGCAGGGCGTTGTACCTCTGGTGCAGGCGTTGCAGGAACATCGCCCTGCAACGGTTCTTCTTTTCGTGTTCCAGCAGACTCAGCACCATCGCCTCGTCGTATGTGTTCAAAATGTCGTTCAACTTCCGCCAGTTTTCGAGCGCGTCCATTCAGTTCCTCTATGGTCTTGACGACCTTTGTGTACCCACGTTGCGCGGCGTTCAACTGCCGCTGCCTGATCCTCAGTTCCGCTTTCGCGGCAAACAACTTTTCTTTCACTTCAACGCCTCCATTGCAATGTCAGACACCGACCGCTTGTCCTGCAACGCCCGCGAGATCTTTTCGTCCACGGTGTCCTTGGTAATCATCCGGTAGCACCAGACATCGTGGCGCTGGCCGCTGCGATGCAACCGCCCCACCGTCTGCTCGTACAACTCCAACGACCACGGCAACGAGAAGAACACAATCTTGCCGCCGCCGTGCTGAAGATTCAACCCGTGCCCCGCTGACTTGGGGTGGATCAAAAGCAGTTGCACGTTGCCTTCATTCCAATCATCAATAGCCCCGTCGATGGTTCTGGCCTTCGGGTAGCGGCGCTGAAGTTCTTCCAACTCCGCTTGGAAATTGTAAACAATTATTGTATTGGCGCGTTGATTTTCTTGCAAAAGATTGTCGAGCGCGTCGAACTTGTGCGTCGAAGTTTTGACGGTCACGCCGTTTTCGGCGTAAACGAACCCTGACGCCAGTTGCTGCAACTTGGCTGTGACAACGGCGGCGTTAGCGGCTATGGCGCGCTCATCGCCGTAGCGCAGCACCATCTCCTGCTTCATTTCCTTGTAGTCCAGCATATCCATCTCACACTCGACGTCCACGGTGTGCAGCGGCGGCAGCTTGTCGGCGTACTCGCCTGGCTCCAGTACGAACGTGGCGTGCTTGATGCGTTCCATGACCAACTTGAGCGACCCAACGCGCGGCTCCCATTGGCCGAATTCCTTGTTGATCAGCACAAAGTACTGCTGCTGGAACGCACCCTTGCTGCGGCCCAGCAGGGACTGATCGATGATCTTGCATTGGCCAAATACGTCTTCCAGACCGTTGCTGGTAAACGATCCGGTCAAGCCCCACCTGATCTGGATCGGGTCGATGACCTTCAACAGCGCCTTAAAGCGCGCGCCTGATGGGTTCTTCAGCCGCGTCAGTTCGTCAAACACAATCCCGTCGAACGGGCGCATATTGTTTGAAAGCCATTGCAGATTGTCGTAGTTGGTGACCGTGATGTCAGCGTCTTCCATCAGCGCCTTCAGCCGCTGCGCTGGCGTGCCAACGCACACAGCCACCGACAGGTTAGGCGCCCACTTCTTTGTCTCGGTCGGCCAGACCGACACGGCCACCCGTTTCGGGGCAACGACCAAGAACTTTCCGAGGTCTTGCATCGCCGCCAGCGTGATGGCGGTCTTGCCCGCGCCCACAGGCGCGAGGATCATCGCGCGGTCGCGCCCGTACAGGAAGTCAGCCGCTGTGTTTTGGTATGGCCGTAAATTCATCCACTTGCTCCTTGCTCCAGACGACAAGGTATCGCTGGTTCATGCGGATCATATCTTCGGCAAAAACTTTTTGCAATGCAGACAATCGCCCGCCTGCTGTCTTGACCTCAACAAACCACGTCTGGCCGTTGGGCAAACACACGATTCTGTCGGCGACACCGGCCCTGCCGGGGCTAACGAACTTGTAAGCCTTGCCTCCTAGCGCCTCAACACGCTTCACTAGGTAGCGTTCTATTTCACGTTCAAGCATAAAAAAGTTGTTGACTTGGGTTGCGGTGATGATAGCATCGAGTCTTGAACCGCAGCGGGTCGGTCACCCGTAAAAACGAAAGTCAACAATGAAACTCACAATCACTCCAGAAGAAATCACCGACATTTTGCTCACATGGGCGCAGCGCCAGTTCCCGCAGGCTGAATTCAACACGGTCGCTATGGAGACGTACACCTACGCTCCGAACGCTACGTTCACCTTTGAGGAAAAGACTGATGAAGCACTCTAATATCGTCGGCGGCTCGACCGCCGAGCGCGTCATCAACTGCCCGGGCAGCGTCAAGTTGGTGGCGACCATGCCGCCAAAAGAGTCCAGCAGCTACGCCGACGAAGGCACTCTGCTGCACGACTGCATCGCTGATCTGCTTGACCTCAAGGTCAAGAGCGCGCGAGACATGATTGGACGCCAGTACAACGATCAGGTGCTGACCGAGGAACTGGTGGAGGAGAAGCTGCTGCCAGCCCTGCGTCTGCTGAACAGCATCGACCCTGACAACCAGATGGACTACGAAGTCGAGCAGAAAGTCGGCTTTGGCGACTTCTTGCCGGGTGTGTTCGGCAGCGCCGACCTGTTGGGCCGTCTGGGCGATACGGCCATCGTGCTGGACTGGAAGTTCGGCAGCGGCGTCATGGTCGAGGCCGAGGAGAACTATCAGGGCTTGTTTTACGCTGCCGCAGCGCGGCGTACTGACTTGACCAAGTGGGTCTTTAAGGGGGCGACCAAAGTAAAGATCGCCATAGTACAGCCGCCCGGTATTAAAGTCTGGGAAACCACACCGGAACGGCTCGACCGTTTCGAGGCGCAGTTGGTCAGCGCCGTCAAGGAAGCGAAGGGCGACAACGCCCTCATGGCGGCGGGTAAGTGGTGCAAGTGGTGCGCGGCGAAGCCTATCTGTCCGGTCATGACCGGCGAGGTGGATCGGGTGAAGGCGGCGCAGATTTCTGCTTTACCCGCAGAGCAGATTAGTGAATACTTGAAGACCGCTGACGCGCTCGAAGGGTGGATCACCGACCTCCGCGCGCTGGCGTTCTCGATGCTGGAGTCCGGCGCTACGGTTCCAGGCTACAAGTTAGTCGCTAAACGGGCGACACGTTCATGGGTGAACGAGGACGCAGCCAAGGCGCTGCTACTTGAACACCTTCCAGAGTCTGAACTGGTCGAGGTAAAAATGTGCAGTCCAGCAGTCGTAGAGAAGAAACTCAAAAAGTTGAAACTCGCGCTGCCGGAAGGCTCGACCGCCGCTATCAGTTCGGGCGTGACGCTTGCGGATGTGGATGATCCACGCCCGCAGGTTCTGCAACTCGGGTCGCAACTCAAGTCGGCCCTCACTAAACTTCAAGGATAAACAATCATGTTTCCAGTAGTCCAAAACGGTTCAATCGCTAACATTGCCACGGCGCTCCGCACGATGGCCCCCGCCGCTGCGACGGGCGTCGCCATCTTAAAAATGGATAAGACGGGGCATTGGGTCTTCGGCGCAGACCAGACTGAGGTTGACGCCGCCTCAACGTGGGCGGTGAACCCGTTCTCGTTCGTCCACGGGTTCATTGCGTGGGGTGAAGGTGAAGTTCTCGGCGAGAAGATGGTCAGCATCACCTCGCCGCTGCCAGAACTCGAAGCCGCGCCCCCCGGCGCAAAGCGCGGATGGGAGGAACAGGTCGGCCTGTCCATGAAGTGCCTGTCCGGCGAGGATGAGGGTCTGGAAGTGCGCTACACCGTGACTTCGGTCGGCGGCAAGCGCGCGGTACAGGCGATGGGCGTCAAGATTGCCGAGCGTTGCGACACTAACCCCGAGTCGCCTGTGCCTGTGGTGTCGCTGGGCAAGGAACACTACGTTCACAAGTCCTACGGTCGCATCTACACCCCGCTGTTTGACATTAAGCGGTGGATTGGCATGGAGGGCGAGGTGAAGGAAGAGCCAGCGCCAGCACGCCGTCGTCGCGTGATCGCTGAGTAACTGCCGTGATCCTTTGGGTTGATTTTGAAACCCGTAGCGCCTGCGACCTAAAAGTCGCGGGCGTTTACAACTACGCGCAGGACATCAGCACCGAGGTGCTGTGTATGTCGTATACCTTTGACGATGAACCTGTACAGACATGGACACCATTTTGTACAGATGCCACCGGATGTGTACAGAAAAACCCGTTTCCTGTACAGGTCGCCCAGTTCACCGGCCAGATCAGGGCGCATAACGCGGCCTTCGAGCGGCTGATCTTCTGGTACGTTCTACAGGTCGAGTTCAAACTAGAACAGTTCTACTGCACCGCCACGCAAGCGCGCGCTAACTGTGCGCCTGGCTCGCTGGAAGACGTTGGCCGGTTCTTTGGCGCGTCGATGCGGAAGGATCACCGAGGCGCGCATCTGGTGCGGCAATGCTGCATCCCGCCGTATAACCAAACCTTGCTACCAGAACTGTACGCCTACTGCGAACAGGACGTTCGGGCGATGCGCGCCATCAGCACCGGACTGCGCCAGTTGACCGCCGACGAACTGCTTGACTACCATGTGAACGAGCGCATCAACGACCGGGGCGTGCTGGTCGATGTGCCGCTGGCCCGAGGCGCGGTGCAGTACGCCGCGCAAGAGGTCAAGGACATTGAGCAGATCGTCGTCGAGGTGACGGGCGGCGCTGTGCCGACTGTGCGATCGCCGAAAATGAGAGATTGGGTGTACGAACGTCTGGACGAAGAAGGCCAGAAGTTGATGTTGGTCGAGGGCAAGAAGTCCATCGACAAGACTGTGCGCGCCGCCCTGTTGAGCACCGAGCTTGACTCGGACGTGCGCGAGGTCATCCAATCAGCCGACGATCTCTGGGCGTCGTCGGTGGCGAAGTTTCAGCGCATGGCTGATCTGGCCGACGTTGAAGACAGCCGCGTGCGCGGCGCGTTTGTCTTCGCTGGCGGCAGCGCCACCGGCAGGGCGTCGTCCTACGGACTGCAAGTCCACAACTTCGGGCGCAAGTGCCACAAAGACCCCGAGGCTGTACGCGCGGCCATCGTCGCTGGTCAGTCTGTCGTGCCTGAGTTCGGCGTTCGGACTACGGACGTTTTGAAGACCATGCTGCGGCCCGCCATGCGCGGGCCTTTTACTGTCGCGGATTGGTCGGCCATCGAGGCGCGGCTGACCCCGTGGCTGTCGGGCGACGGCGAGGAAGTGCTGGACGTGTTCCGCGCGGGCGGCGACATCTACGTCAACGAGGCGATGAAGATGTTCGGGCGTGTAACGCCCGAGCTGCGCCAGATCGGGAAGGTTGCCGTTCTCGCTTGTTTTGGCCCACAAACCCAAGTGTTTACAAACAACGGGCTTAAGGCTATAGTGGAGGTTCAATCAACAGACCTTCTTTGGGACGGGCGAGCATGGGTGACGCATCAGGGAGTGATTTCAAAGGGGTTTCGCCAGACTATCAACGTGTGCGGCGCGGAAGTAACGCCGGAGCATTTGATAAGAACCCCGCAAACTTGGGTGCAGGCGAAGCAACTCGTTTCAAACAAACAATTGCTGACCCGAGCATTGGAAGTCGGTTCGGAGAACTTACCGTACTTGGCACCGAAATCCACAAGCAAGGCGCATGTCGGATGCGGCTTGTCCGCGTTCAATGTTCCTGCGGCGTTGGGCCGCATTTTGTCTACCTGTACAACCTTCTCAAAGGCGCGTCTACGCGGTGCCCCGCGTGTGCAAAAAAGGCAACGGGTTTTTACCGAAAAGATTATTTTAAGTACGCAGACGCTTGCCCAGATGACGAGCATCGTAGGCGGCTACTTAACCGCTTGTCGGCCTGCAAGAATCGGTGCCACAACCCAAAAGACAGCGGTTACGCGAATTACGGTGGGCGGGGCATCACGTTGTACGAACCTTGGCGCGTTGATAAGGCCGCGTTTCTTCGGTATGTGCTTACGTTGGATGGGTGGGATCAACCTCGCCTCGAATTGGATCGCATCAACGTGGACAAAGGGTACGAGCCAAACAATCTTCGGTTTATTACGCGCAAAGAAAACACGCAGAACAAGCGAAGCGTGCAAGAAATGCAGCGGCGGATCATCGAACTTGAAGCCCGTATTCGACATCTTGAACAGCGGCCCAAGGAATCAATTCACGATCCTGACTGACGCTGGCGCGTTGATCGTACACAACTGCGGCTTTGGCGGTGGGCACAACGCTTTCGCGGCGATGGGCAGAGCCTACAACGTCAAGATGACCGAGGCCGAGGCGCGGCAGACGGTCGAGGCGTGGCGCAGGGCGAACCCTTGGGCCGTGCGCTACTGGTCAGACCTTGAATGGGCCTACAACGCGGCGATGCGGAACCCCGGCGAACACATCAAAGTCGCCCGTGTGACCTACTGTTTTAACGGACAACACCTATGGTACGCGCTGCCTTCGGGGCGTATCCTCTGCTACCCGTTTGCCAAGATTGAGGAAGACGGCATCACCTACGCCAAGGCCGCATGGAAGCCCGCCCAAGATGCAAAAGAGTGGCCCCGCGCGAGGTTATGGAAGGGTCTGGCCTGCGAGAACATCACGCAGGCGTGCGCCAACGACTTGCTGCGCCACGCGCTGCGCCAGATCGACAACGTGGTGCTGCACGTTCACGATGAAATTGTGGTCGAGGGCGACTGCCCCGACTTAGAACGGATTATGTGTACCCCGCCCGCGTGGGCGGCGGGTTTGCCTTTGAAGGCTGAAGTCAAAACAATGCAAAGGTATGGAAAATGATTGACTACCTGAGTTCCCTCGCCACGCTGGGCGAGACTTTCCTGATCGTAAAGCAGAAACCCAAGGGTGAGGGTTTTACCTACCCGGCTTTCCTGCCCAAGAAGTACGCACCTGGCGGCGCGTGGTACGGCAACACCGGATCGTTCATCATCGACCGCTTCCGCGATGGTCATGTGTCGGCCAGCAGCGCGAACATCGAACACGTTTTGGTCATGGTGCTGGACGACATCGGAACCAAGAGCCGCGCGCCTACGCTGCCCCCGACTTGGATCATGGAGACAAGCGAGGGTAACTACCAATGGGGCTACACGTTC